TTAAAAAATGGGATATTTATTTAAAAAGTACGAGTTTGACTCACAGGAACAAGCAGAAGAGAAAATCGCTGCTCTTCCACACGAAACCGATGAGGATGGAAACGAATACCCATCTCACAATCACACTATTGTAAAACTTGGTTATCTATGGGTTACAGAACCTACCTACAATGAGGAAGGCGAAGTAGAAACTGAGGGTGTTGCATCTGATAGTTATTCAGTTGATGTGTTGTGGAATGGTTTAGACGAATCGCCTTATGGTTGGAAGTCTAAAGAGATATCTGTCGAGGGGAATGGTGTACATACCTTTGCAGGTTGGTCGTTTAATTCTTAATAGATAAGAAATGTCAGAGTTGTCGAAAGATACTAAATTCAGTATGAGCATAGAAACTATTGTATCTCTTGCAGTAGCTATCAGTACAGCAACAGCGTTTTACTTTAGCTTAAAAGCACAGATAAAAGAGGCTATGGAATTACCTGAACCTGTTATCTCAAGACAAGAGTACGACCTAAAAGATAACGCCATCCGTTCAGAGATTATGAATAATCGTGAGCTGATAGAAAAGAACTTTGAGAAACTTGAATTGATTGAGCAGCGTGTATATGAATTAAGATGAGAGCTTTAATAGTCTTAGCGTTTTTACTTTTTACCCCTACATCTTTAGGCAAGGTAGAGAAAGCAGATATTACAGTACTACAAGTTAATTCACAATGGAACAAACAACACAATTTAAACCTTAATGGACTTATAGGTTGTGAAGTACAATTTGCATGGCTTGAGGATCAAAGCGATAATTTTAAGAAGCAAGTGCAAACAGTACCCATTGTTATCCTATATCACAAAAACAAACCTATACGTCAATGGTCTGCTGATTTAAGTTTTAAGTTAGACGTTGATGTAAACGAAATACAAAAAGTGATAGACAAATTATGAAATACTTTACTTATACAGAGTTTGATAGCCCTGATGAAGTAGGAAGTGGTAAGAAAATGCATCCCAAACTACTTTTAATGCTTGATATGGTAAGAGATAAGTTTGACAAACCTATGTACATTACATCAGGATATCGCACAGAAAAACACAATACTAAAGTGGGTGGAACGCCCAATAGCAGCCATCTTAGGGGATTAGCTGTGGATATAGCGTGTTCAAGCTCTGTTGATAGATACCATTTAATCAACTGCCTTTTAGACGTAGGTTTTAAGCGTATAGGAATTGCAGATAGTTTTATCCACGTAGATATAGACAAAGACAAAGCTAAAGAAGTAATATGGACTTATGCGTAGTTTTTCAATTATACTACTTTTCCCTACCTCGTTTATAGCAGGTATATCTTATTATCCTGCAACAGGTAGGTATAAATTCAATGAGCTAAATATATATCTATTTATCATTCAATTACAATTTAGAAAGTATGAGTAAAAAAAAGTTTAAGGACACTAAAGTAGGTAGATTCTTAGCATCAGTAGGTTCTACGCTTGGCGATGGCATGGGCGATATATTGCCCGATAACGGCTTTCTCGGCATGTTTAAGAGACTTTTAGTGCAAGATAATACCCTAACCCCACAAGACAAAGAAACTGCCTTAAAACTGCTTGAAATGGACTCACAAGAGATTCAGGAAGTAAGTAAGCGTTGGGATTCTGATATGCAAAGTGATTCATGGTTGAGTAAGAATGTAAGACCGATAACGCTTATATACCTTACCCTTGCCACTACGATCTACATTGTGCTTGATAGCTTACAGATAGACTTTAAGATAGATGAAGCGTGGATAGAACTGCTTAAGACTTTACTCGTAACAATCTATGTAGCATACTTTGGTAGCAGAGGTTTTGAAAAATTTAAAAAAATCAATAAATAGTATATATATATAGTATATTATTATATATTATATTATTATATATATTATATTATATATTATTATATTTATATATATTATATATATTATATATAAGCAAAAAAATTTTTTTTAACTTTGGGAACACATATATATAGAGATTATGAAGTTTGATTTAAAAATAGACTACTTAGGTAAAAAAGAAACTAAAGGGGATACAGAGAAAGATATGTATCACTTAACATTCAAAACGTATAACGCTTCTATTGAAGGTAAATTTGAGAAGTCTGAGATACGGCATATAATTCAAATCTTAGATAACGCAGTTGTCTAAAAAGGTATCACGCAAAAATCTTGTAAAGCGTTTAGATAATATCTTTAGTCAGTACATAAGACTTAGAAACGCTAATGCTCAGGGTATAGCTGAGTGCTACACCTGTGGTAAGCAAGACCATTGGAAGCGATTACAAAATGGACACTTTCAAAGCAGGAAGCACTACGGAACGAGATGGGATGAAACAAACTGCCAAGTACAATGCTCTGCTTGTAATGTGTTTAGATATGGCGAACAGTACAAATTTGGATTAAGGTTAGATAAAGACTTTGGGCAGGGTACAGCAGAGGACTTACACGCTAAAGCCATACAGATCACTAAATACTCAAATAACGACTTACAAGGGTTAATAACTAAATACACAGCTCTTGTCAAAAAGAAAATGAAGTAGTACTTTTGTAGTGTTCATCCGAACACGTTTTAATGTTATGCTTTAGGGGGGTGCTTTGCCCCCCTTTTGTTTTATTAAAAAAAGTTTATATATTTACACCAACATTAAAACTTTATTATGCAATTCAATTTAAATACCGAACAGCAAGATGCGATACTCTATGCTGTATCACACACACTCGCGAACAAAAGCGATATGTCTAATCAAACCCTAAACAACTTGTACGATGTACTTGATATGTTTAAGATAGAAGAGGATAAGCGATATAAACTATATAGTGGAACTCATGAAGGACTTTGATAAGGCACGATTAGAAAGTATGAGCAATAGAATAGAAGAGTTAGAAGCTCATATAGAAATTTTAGAAAATCAATTAGAATTATATTATGCAGAGTAAAATCACTCAAATAGAACCGAAAGGTACATATACAAACGCATCAGGTACTTTTAATAAGTATCAGGTGTATCTCGCAAATGGTAACAACTATCAGTTTTTAGCCAAAGGCGAATTTAAAAAGCAGGTCGGACAAGAAATCGACTATGAAGTAACGAATGAGCAATACAACACAGCGAAGCTCATCTACAACAAACCCATACAAGCAGCACCGACTGCAAACAGAGAACAGATTATTGTTCGTCAAAGTATGGTAAAAGCTGCTGCCGACTTTCACGCATCAAGACCGAACGCAGATATACAAACAGTAATAGCAGATGCGCAACTATTAATAAACTTTGTTAACAATGGGTAGTATAACAGGAACTGTCAAACGAGTAGGCGAAACTACTACAAAAGGTAATTATCAATTCAGAGAGCTTGTATTAAACACTAAAGAGCAATATCCTCAGATATTAAGCGTGATGTTTTCAAATGACAAATGCATCGCTTTAGACAAATACAACGAGGGCGATCACGTAGAGGTTCAGTACAACCTTAGAGGACGTGAGTGGACTAACCCACAGGGGGAAGTCAAAGTATTTAACACAATACAAGCATGGAAAATCCACAAACAAGCAGAGGGTGTCGAAGCTAAAGAACACGCACCCGATAGAGCAGATTTACCATTTTAACCAATAGGGGGCTAACCACCCCCTTTTTTTATTTAACTTTACCAAATGCTAATAAACTTTGACAAACACTTAAAGAAACTTAACGATATACGAGCAGGAAAAGTAAACGAGGGTTTACGCTTAGGGGTTGATAGATTAGACAATCACTTTAGACTTGTATATGGAAATCTCAATTTTATTTTAGGACACGCTAACACAGGTAAAACACACTTAGTATTTTATTTAATGTTTCTGTACTCACTAAAGCATAACGTCCGTTGGCTTGTGTTTAGTAGTGAGAACGAACCTTACGCACTTATCCGTAAGCTCATAGAGTTTGCAGAGGGTAAACCAATTAACCAAATAGAGAAAGAGGATTTTGAAAAGCAATATCAATGGGTGTATAATCATTTTAAGTTTGTAGATACTGAGAAAGCGTACACGTACAAAGACCTTTTAGAACTTGCAACTGCTGTAAAAAAGGCGTGGGATTATCAAGGGTTTTTAATTGATCCACTTAATAGTTTAAAAAAGGATATCCCTAAGAACTCTAACAGCTACGAGTACAGCTACGAAAGTCTAACTGATATACGAATCTTTTGCAAACAGCATAACATTACAACTTGGATATGTGTACACGCTGTAACCGAAGCACTAAGAAAGAAACACCCTCAGGGGCATTACTACGCAAACCAACCTATCCCACCTATGGCTTCTGATAGTGAGATGGGTGGTATGAGTATGAACAGAGCTGATGACTTTTTAATCATACATAGGTATATCTACCACGAAACGGATTGGATATACTCAAACCTATATTCAGCTAAGGTTAAGAATCAGGAATTAGGGTACAAACCTACACCAATAGATGACCCTGTTAAGTTTAGAAGTATCTTGAATAATGTAGGTTTTGAAATAGATGGAAAAAATTTAGTAACTTACAACACCAAAGAACAAACAGATTTACCATTTTGAAAATCACTTGCGAAGATAACATGGAACTGATGGCAAGATATCCTGATGGGTATT